CCCCCAATACCGCACGCACATCCGCCGCCAGCGAAACCAGCGCGGCCACTGCCGGAAAGCCACCGCCTGCCCCCCTGATCTGCGTCACACCGCGCAATTCTGAACCGATACAAAACGCCTCGACCCCGCCTGCCATCGCACAAAGATGCGCGTAATGCAGAACAAACCGGCGATATGACCAATCGGGCGGCCCGGAATAAACCACTTCGCCACTGGCAATTGTAAAATCCGACACGGCTGCCGATCCGAAAAAGGCCGCCACTTCCGCATCTGCATCAGTCGTTAAATCCGGCGATCCCGCCTGACCTGCCGCCGCCGACAGGGTTATGCGCCCGCGCCAGGGCATCACAGGTTGGTTTTGCGCCCCGTTCCACGGATCCTGCAAACCGTTATCCGCCTGAATATCCATCAAAATGAAGGGATAGAACATCACCTCGCCGTCGCGCGCATGAATGGCGGAAATCGCCTCGACCACCGATTGATCCGTTGGCGTACCTCCATAAACCGGCCGATCCTCAACCTGACTGACAGCCACAGCCTGCGCGCGATCAACCCCGGCCACCCGCCAGGACATGCCGACAGGATCCTGTACCGTCTGTTCAACCTTCGGCATCACGTCTGTCAACGGGCAACGTAAATCATTACCAAACCACGACACCACCAACGAGACCGATTTCGCCTCAGGCAGTTCCTCGCGCAAACTGTCAAGCGAGGTTTCAAGATCGCTTTTGCCACTGGTTGAATTCACATTGACCGACCGGTTGACCCCCAGCCCGTCTTCAAAATGAACCGGCGTCGTCGCCAGACTGAATTCCCCACTGCCCGGAATAAGCGCGACCCCTTTGATCGACGAGGCGGCGTCATCAACAACCCCGCCCGGCTGCGCCTTGCGGAAGACCTCAAAATTGAATTGCGGCACCCGGTTGCCAAATCGCGCCAGATCAAGATCCTCAAAAACCACATAGGCGGTTCCGCGAAACGCCGGGGCCAGATCTGCCCCCTCAACAGCCGCAATCTTTGCATCCGGCAGTTGGGTTTCGTCCCCGGGATAGAACCGGAAACTTATCTCGTCTTTCGACAATTGCACCCCGTCCGCCCAGACGCGGCCGACAGATGTGACAATGCCTTCGCCCAAGGCCAAGGCCAGCGACACCGAATAGCTGTAACTGCTTGTGCTTGCCGATCGCCCGCCGCCTTTACCGCCACCGCCGCTTGACACGACGTCTTCCCGAAACCGCGAGGCCCAGATCACCTGACCGCCGACACGCACCCGCCCAAAGGTCTTGGCAATGGCGTCGCCTTCGCTTGCGCCAGACAGCCGAAACCGTTCAATCCGGCCAGTCGGCACCATGTCCGATCCACCGCCCATAATGCGCTGGTCCAATGCACTGCCAAGTGTCGCCCCGACAGCCCTGCCGATCACGGCCGATGAAAGACCGAAAACCGAACCGCCAACCGAGGCGCCAACCGACGCACCAATTGCTGAAAAAACTAATGTGGCCATCAGACCCCCCGTTCTGGAAATTCAAACCGCGCCACGATCCGGCGCGCCCAAGCCACGGACAACGGGCTTTCAACCACGCCGTGGCGGCTATAGGCATGGATGAAGCTTGCGTTTTTCCCGACACGCCCTGCGATCCCAAGATGCTTGGCAACGGCACCGTCGCGCATCCGAAACAGCAATACATCGCCACAAGCCTCACCTTGGTCACGCTTGGCGGTCAGGTGCCTGCATGCGCCAAACAACAAATCCTCACGCCCCGATGGTTCGGACCAATCCGGCGTATAGGCCGGCAACGCCTCAGGCTCAGCGCCATAAAGGCCGCGCCAAACGCCGCGCAACAGGCCAAGGCAATCCGCACCGGCCCCTTTGACCGATGCCTGATGCAGATAAGGCGTGCCGATCCAGCCACGCGCCAACGCGGCGGCCTTGTCCCCGTTTGCGCAGCTCAAGTCAGGCTACCGCCATCATTGACACCGGCACGAGTGGGATAAGACATCGCCCAATCTTCACCGGGAATGTTGGGGAAACCGCGATAATTCAGAAAGTTATGAAATTTCAACCGGCAGGTTTCCACGCGCTTGTCACACCCGGCCTCAAGCCGGATCATAACACCGGGTTCGGCCATAAACGGCAATTCCTGCCACAGGGCAATCTTGCGCACACCCTGTTCAAACCGGTCCCGCTTGATGGTTCGCACAGCGCCCTCTGATGTTCCGTCAAGAACCCTCAACGTGCCGCCCTCAAACCAGCCGGTATCAAAATCAACCAGATCGGCGAACTCAAACCGGCCCGTTCCATCCCCGGATTCCACCGCTATTTCAACGAAATATCCGGCAAGGTTTACGTCAAACCGGCATGCCCCATCGCCCAGGACCGCCGCGCATTTTCGGTGATAGGCCCGCCCCTGAATCTGGTTCAATACCTCAGTCAACCCGCGCAATTCGGCCTCAAAAACTGCACCGCTGCGCCGGATTTCCCCAACCGAGCCGCGAAACTGCATGACCCTTTGGGACACATCCGACCAGTTGACCAGCCAGGCGACAACCTCGGCACCGTCATATTTGCCGGCTTGAATATCGATCGCACTCAGCCCCAGATCACTCAGGGCACCGACCGCTTGTGAATTGTCCACACTCAGACCGGTGCTTTGCTGAACCGCCGCCGCATCAAGCCCGGTACCGGCACGAAAAACAACGCCCTCAAAGCCAAGATCGCGGTCGTGGTCGGTAAATCCCTGCACCACGTCATCGCGTCGCGTCATGCGCCAGCAGCGGCACAAAGTCGTGGCGCCAGTTTGCAGATGGGCGATCAGGTCTTGATCTATTTCGCGCATCAGACCCGCACCTCGACCACCGGCACGGTGGGGATTTCACCCGCCGAAAAACTGGCCAGTGACATCTCGATACGCTCAGCGTCAAACCGCACAGGCACGTCAAATTCAAAACCGGCGGTGATCGCCACGCCGATATCCGGCGGCGATTCAAAACTGACAAACCCGGTTGCAACATCCACCTCATAATGCAAGGTCTCAACCAGTTCATCGTCCGAAATCCCGACTTTCACGCTGCCGGTCACCGGCTTTGAAATCAGCCGCACATAGGTCTCAAGCCCCGAACGATAGGTCTTTTTCAACTGAAACGTCTGCGTCACCCCGTCGCCGGTGCCGATCTGCTGGTCCAGAAATCCGGGATCAGCCGACGGCGCACATGATTTGAAATCCGTCCAATCCTTCCAGCGAAACCCGTAAAGCTGGCCCTTGCGCGCTTCAAAAAACGAAATCAGGGTTTCAATATCATCCAGCGACCGCATTCCGACACCGGCATCATACCGGCGGCGGCTGTCCGCCCAGGGGCTGTTACGTTCTTCAAACCCGTTGGCCAGCGTCACAATTTCGGTGCGCCGCTCCGGGCCCCCGACCGACCCAAAGCTCAGGCTTGCGGGAAATCTGATGTCGTGAAAGTTCATGTTCACCCCTTATGAATTGCGTGCGCCGCGCGAAATCGCCCGGCTCATTTGCGCCGCGATCTGGCTACGTGACCGGCGAAACCCTTCGGCATCCGGCGTCGTGATGTTCATTGTGACATTGACCGATCGCCCACCTTGGGCGCGCACACCAAGGCTGCCATCGGCCCCGCGCGTCAGCGGCATTATGGCCTCAGGCCCGGCCTCGCCCATCAGCCCAATACCGCCGCGCATCGGAAACGTTGTGGCACTTGACACAACCCCACCACGGGCAAACGGAGTCACCCGACCCGCTGAAAACGATGCACCGTCCTTAAACGGCAACAACCCCGCCACAAGCCCCTGCACCCCGTTCACCAACATCCCGCCCAGGGCGTTCTGAACCGGTTTTAATGCCTGCGTCAGTGCTGAATTCACCATTGACCGGCCAAGCCCCTTCAATGCGTCCGACAACCGCATCCCGTCAAAAACCAAACCGTCAAACGCCCGCCGCAGCCCCCAGCCTACCGACCGGCTTAATCCATCCACCTGGCGGCCGGCCGAAGACATCGTCACCTCCATCGCTGCCAGTTCGCCCTGAAAGGCAGCCGACACCGCCTGGGCGGACCCGATTGAGGTTTCCAGATCACCGATCTGTTGCTCAAGTGCGTCCAAATCTGTCGAAATGTCCGTCATGTTCCGTTAGTCCTTTTTCAGATCTGGATAGGCGGCGCTAAGTTCCGCCAATCGCGCCCGCGTCAATGCAGGCCCGTCCGTGTTTTCAAGCCCCAGCATCAGCATCAGTTCAGCAGGGGTCAGCGCCCAGAACGCATCAGGCTGCAATCCCAGCCCCTGCATCCCCGCCCGCATCATCGCGGGCCAGTCAAACCGGCTCATCGCCGACCGAAAACGACACCGCCAACAGGCGAGCCGCCACCCGTGCGGCGCCTACCGGTCCGCCCTCAATTTCCGCCGTCATCAAATCCGGCAACCCGCCCTGCCAGCCACCGCCTTTCAGGCCCGCGGCCAGCAAAGCCAGCAAATCACGGCTGCTAAACCCGCCACTTTCAAACCGTTCCACAAGATTCAGCAAAGACCCGGCGCCAAGCGCATCTTCCAGTTCGGCCAAAGCCCCCAAAGTCAGGCGCAAAACCCGCGCCTGACCGTCAATGACCAGCGAAACTTCGCCCCGATACGGGTTCACCATCAGATCGCCGTAAAGGCCAGTGATCCGGCGGATGCCAAAGACAACTCGTAACTTGCCTCGCCATCATGCGCGCCCGCATATTCAATCGAAGTGATCTGAAACGGCCCTTCGACGATGCCAAAATCCGGGATAATCACTTGAAAATCCGGCACCTCGCCATCAAAGAATATCTGCCGCGCGCGCTCGTCGGTGTCGGCATCGCGAAACACGCCCGATCCACTGATCGAGGCGGATTTCACCCCGGCACCGCCCAACAATTCACGCCAGCCCCCCGCACTTTCAAGCGAGGTCACATCAACCGTTTCCGTATTGAATGTGATCCGCGTCGCGCGCAGCCCGGCCACGGTTTCAAAGGTTCCGGACCCCGTAAGATCCAGTTTCACAAGCAAATCCTTGCCTTTTTGGGCAACCATAGTTTTTCCTTTCAAATGAAATGTTTAGATATCTTCAACCTGGGCACGAAACCGCAAATCTATGCGCCTGCCTTCCGGGGCCTGTCCACGCCGCGCTTGGGCACGCATAAAGCTCAGCACAACGACCCGCCCCCGCGTCAGCGCCAGATCAGGCGACAGCAATGCATCTGAAACCGCCGCCGCCACGGCTTTGGCGGATGAAAATCCGGCGGCGTCCGAATGAACCGCCACCGTAAAATCATGCACGGCACCGGGCACGGTCTGGTCGGATTTATCCCGCGCAACCTCTTCGCCGATCAATACATAAGTCACCGGCAAAACACCCGATGGCAACGCATCAAAAACGTCGCTGCCCACCAGTGTCTGCACCGTTGCATCCGTTGAAATCCGGTCAAAAACCGCCGCCTGCAAGGCCGCTGCGATGGAATAGGTCATGACAGCACCTCCTCTGAAGTGAAACATTCCAGATACCGCGCAGTTCCGTCGCCATCCGACACCGCCAGAATTCGAAACAGGCGCGCACCGTCACGAAACCTTTGACCCGCCATTGGGCGTGACGCCGCCCCATGCGGGGCCGCGCGAACGATCACCCGGTAAGCCACGGTGGCCAGTGTCACCCCGGTCACCGCCCGTTCACGCCCGATCCCGGCCCGTATATCCGCCCACAATACCCCGACCGGTGCCCAGTTTTCGCTAAAGCCACCGGCGCCATCAGGCTGCCGATCTGCCGCCTCAAGCACCAGCTTTCGGTTCAGATGCACAGGCCCCCTCATACGCCGCCACCCAACACCCGGACCGCGCGATAGGTTTCAATCAACGCCATCACCCCAAATGGCATCAGATCATTACGGCCGCCTTCGCCACGCCGGTTTTCATAAAAATGCGCGCCCAGCAAAAACACCGCCTGTGCCAGATCAACCGGCAAGTCGGCCCATCCAGGCCCATAACCCGCGGCAAACTCAATTTCCGCCGTGCCCCCGGCTGGAATCGCCGGCAGCGATGCACCGCGCGCCACCAAACGTGGCCGTTGGCTGTCTTTTTCCAGCCCGTATAGCGCCGGGTCAACAACCACCTGCTGCCCGGCACGATCAACCACTTTCACAGCCGTGATTGCGGCGACCGGGGCCACCGGTAACACCTGGGCCTCGCTGGAACGCCAGGCTGTTAATTGCCAGGAAAATACTCGTTCAATCAACGCTTTACCAATCCGCGCCTCAATCGCAGCCACCGCTGCGCGCAAATAGGCCGCCAATACCGCGTCCTGGGACCCGTCATCGGCAAACCCGGTTCCCAGATGCAAATGCGCCGAAAATTCCGATACCGGTAAAACCCCGGTCGGCACTGTTGTCAGTTCCACCAACACCATTCAAATCTCCTTGATCTCCGTCCACGCTTTTGGTCGCCGGAAAAGACATGCGCGCACGCCTGCATTGCTCGGACGGAGGGGGAGCAGCTGGACAATGCGGGCGCACGCGCAACCCGCCGCCGGTTTCCCGGCGACGGGCTTCACGTCAGGTCAGGTCGCCCTGAGACTTACGCGAATTTCAGCACTTTGATGGCGTTGAAATCGCTGACATCGCCGCCAACGCGCTTGGTGGCGTAAAACAAAACATGTGGTTTCGCGCTGAATGGATCGCGCAGAATGCGCAAATCCGGGCGTTCTGCGATGGTATATCCGGCATGGAAATCACCAAACGCAATCGCTGGGGCCCAGGATGCAATATCCGGCATATCTTCGCTGATAAGCACCGCATATCCCATCAGCCGTGCAGGTTCACCCGCCGACAAACCATCCGACCACAAGAAACGCCCGTCGGCATCTTTCATCTTGCGCACGGCACCTGCGGTTTTTGAATTCATCACAAAGGTCGCATTCGCCCGATACCGCGCGCCCAGCGCATAGACCAGATCGACAATCGCATCCGCCGGATTTACGGCGGCAAAATCACCGTCCGCGCCGGTCAGAACATGGCCCAGTTCGCCCCAGACTTCGGCACCATTATTGGCCGAGCCATAGGTCAGAAACCCCTTGGGTTTGTCGATCCCGTCGCCCGAGATAAAGGCCCCACCTTCAGCCCGGGAGAACTTGTCGGCAATTCGTTCGGCAAGCCAATCCTCAACGCTAAAGGCGCTGTCGTCCAGCAAACGCTGGCTGGCTTTTGGCAAGGCCGACAATTCATGCAGCGGGATCGTGATACGTTCCACTTGTGGCGTGCTGGTCTCGCCGGTCGCAGTGATTTCATCTGCCCAGCCCGCGCCGATATCGCTGTGGTCAACCAGCACATCATACGCCGTGGCCTCGACCTGCACCACATTGGCCACCGCCCGGATTGACGCGGCATTGCGCAATACACCGGCCACACGGTCCGCCGTTTGTGGATCAACCAGATATCCGCCATCTGCGGCAACAGCCGTTGACAGGGCCTTTTCTTCCACCAAAAGCCCACGCAAACCGTCATCGTCACCCGAACGCAGATAGGCCGCAAAAGCCTTCTTATGCGGGGCTTCCAGTTCCGCCCCCTGGCTCAGAACCGGGCGACGTGCGTTCATGTTTTTTCGGTCAAATATGGTCATGCGTTCTTCCTGTTTGGTCAGGCGCTCCTTAATATCGGCCTGAAAGTTGCTGAAATCACTTAAAAATCCCGCAAGCGCGGCTTTGACTTCCAGCGTCGGACTGGCGCTGGATTGCAAAGGCTCAACATGCGATTTGGTTTTGGCATTACTCATGAATAAGTCCTGTTTGGGTGAAAATTAACGCTGGTCAAAATCGGCCAACATGGTTCTGGCTTGGGCAAAAGCCGCCACCAATTGCTGTGCGACTTCAGGCGCATCGGCGTCAGCCTTGCCCTGAACCCGCGCCTCTGGCAGCATCGGAAATGTCACCAGGGACACCTCCCACAGCGCCAGCTCATGCAAAAGCCTGCGGCCCTTGGTATTCTTTTCCGCCCGCACGGTCCGGTATCCGATCGACAAGCCGTCAATCGCCCCCGCTCGCACCAGGGCCAATGCTTCGGCACCCTTCTGGATTTCGGTCAAAAACCGGCCTTTGACAAACAGGCCCCTGGCGTCCTCGCGCACCTCGTCCCAGATCCCGATCGGCTGCGCCGGATCATGCTGCCACAGCATCTTGACCCCGCGTTTTTCGGCAATCAGCGTTTTCAGACTGGCGGTATAGGCGCCCTTTTGGACAATATCGCCGCCCTGATCCGCCACCCCGAAAACCGACGCATAGCCTGTGATCACACCGGCCTCACTGACACCGACGCCTTCATCAAAACGGCAAAACTTGGTTTCAAGTCCTGCCGCAGAAACATCCTGCAACATATTGATTTTCCTTACTTTGGTGAGAGTTCCAAAAACGTCAGCGCGCCTTGGGCCAAAATGAACCCGGCCACGCTATAGACCGCCAGCCATAACCGCCGGTCCAGGCGTTCCAACATGGTTTCGATGGTCAGCAAACGTCGTTCCAACCCGGTCCAGCGTTCGGCTGTCACCTGTTCATGGGTTTCAATCCGCGCCGCGGCAAGATCAAAAGGCTCATACAAAAACCGAGAACCGCCGGTGCGGCTGCGCTCATTCATCGGCCACCTTGGGCAGGCCCAGCAGACTGCGTTTTTCGGCATCCGTCAAAAAGGTGGCTTCCCCCACCTGTTTCCAGCGCGCCTCACGTTCAACTGTCAGGGCCGGAATACCGTCCAGATCGACCGCCATTTGCACCGTTTCGCCCGTGTATCCCGCCAGCCAGTTGGACATGGTGGCCAGAACTTTTCCGGCCATCGGCAACACTGTCAGGCGGTAAAACGCCCGGTTCGCCTCCTGATAATTGGCAAAAGTCGCGTCACCGGGCAGGCCCAACAACATCGGCGGCACCCCAAAGGCCAGCGCGATTTCACGCGCCGCACTTTCCTTGGTTTTCTGGAATTCCATATCGCTGGGCGAAAACCCCATCGGCTTCCAGTCAAGCCCACCTTCCAGCAACATCGGCCGCCCGGCATTGGCGGCTCCCTGATGGTAACTTGCCATTTCGTCCAGCAGCCGGTCATACTGATCCTGGCCCAGTTGGCCCTGACCGTCCGCGCCCTTATACACGATCGCCCCCGAAGGCCGGGCGGCATTGTCCAGCAATGCCTTTGACCAGCGCGACGCCGCGTTATGCACATCCAGCGCCGAGGCCGCCGCCTGTATCGGGCTTAACCCGTAATGGTCATCCTGCGGGTGGAAACTGCGGATATGACAGACCGGCACAATTCCACCCGTCATATCAAACCGGTGTTTTTTCGCCCCCACCTTATATTCATACGCAACCGGCCAGCCATCCGAACCGGGCACCAGCGACATCCGGTCTGACCGCAAGACATGCAATTCATATGGCCGCCCTTCGCTGTCTGCCACCGCTTCAAGATAGCCGTCGCCGCTCAGTAATAACTGGCCAAACAGGCTTTCCAACAAGTCCGCCCGTCCCTGTGTCGCGTTGGGGCGTGCCAGCAACGCCAGCACCGGATGATCCACATAACGACGCTCAGCGTCCTGCAATATCAACGGCAGGGCCGCCGCCGCCTCGGCAATCATCTTGACACATCGAAAACCAACCGGGTTTCCCGCAAACCCCGTCCGCGTCAGCGAAACCGTATCACGCGCCGACCAGGCCACCCGGCCGCCGCTGTGAAACGCGATCACCGGTCCTGCGGCCGAGGCTTTCGTTTCAGCCGACGGGGCATCCGCGCGTTTAAAGAAATTCAATGTCATCCTATGCTCCAAAATCAACGAAACGTCATCGGGCAACCGTCAGCGGAAATCTCGCCGGCTGGCCTGACAATCTGGCGCCACCGCATTTTGGCGCCGCTAAAAATTCTTACAGGCTGCGCAGTCTCGGGCTGCGAAACACTGCCGCCGGATCAATCATCAGATCGCTCAACGCCCAAACCAGCGCATCCACCCGGTCGGGTGAGCCGCGCCCCTGAAAACCCCGCACGGTCATTTCGGCCATCTGGTCCTCAAGCCTCCCCAATCCACGCAGGTGTTTCACCCGCCCCTGTTCATAAAGTGCCGCCACCGGTTCGGCGCGTGCCACCTTGCCGCGACTGGCCCTGACCGCCCTGTAAGACACCAAAGGGTCGTTCTGGCGCACCACCGCCTCGACCAGATCACCACCCTGATTGACTTCCGCTACCAATCGGTCGGCCCCATAGCGGTGATAGGCATCAATCGCCGACTTGGCCCAGGTTTGCGGGCTGGCACCCGATACACTTTCATCGGCAATCACACAGGCCCGCCAGTCCTGTGGCGGGCCTTGCGTGACCGCACCAACCACCAAAATTCCGCAGTCATCCGATCCCTTATGCCCCGTCACCGGCGGGTCCACCGCCACCACCACCCTGTCCGGTGACGGAGCCTCGTCAATCTGTGCCGCCTCAAGCAGTGCCTCGCTCCACAAGGCCCCTTCGCGGTCGCTCAGAACCTCGCCTTCCAATTCCTGCCGTCCCAGCCGGGTGCCGCCATATTTCGCCGTAACTTCCGCCAGAAACGACGGCGCCAGAAACGCCCTGTTCGCCGTCGTCGGGGCCGAGGTTGTCACGCTGGATCGCTGTGCCAGTATTTCCTTCAACACCGCCACATTTTGCGGCGTTGTTGTCACCACTTGTTGCGGGCTATCGCCAAGACGCAAGCTGAACTGCAGCATATCCCAGGTTTCGCGGCCTTTCTTCCATTTGGCTAACTCGTCAACCCAGGCGGCATCAAATTGCGGGCCGCGTAAACTGTCGGGGTCATGCGCCGAAAACACCTGTGCCACCGCCCCGTTTTCCCAGACCAGCCGTTTGCGCGTGGCTTCCCATTTTGGCATCCGGTCTGGCGGGCTGCAGGCCAAAATACCGCTTTGGCCGAAAATCATCACCTCGCGGACCTGCTCAATCGTTTCCCCGACCAGCGCCACACGCCGCGCACGTCCCATATCCAGTGGTGTGGCACCTTCTACCTGACAGCGCACCCATTCAGCCCCGGCGCGGGTTTTACCCGCCCCGCGACCGCCCAGGATCACCCAGGTTTTCCGTAAGCGCAGTCCCCGTCCCATTGATGTTTTCAGCCTTGGCCGATTGACATTGTTCGGTGTGGTGCGTTTGCGCGCACGTCAGGGAGTCCTGGGCGAGCTCATTTCTGAGGGCGTG